CTTTTCATGGTGTTGCGCGGGGGACTGGGAATCCTCCGCGCACCACGACCCGAACTAGACGGCCACGAACCTACACAATGAGAGGTTCGGCTGTGGGCTACGAACGCAATGCCATGATGTTCGTATTTGCCTTGCTCTACAAGACAGTTGGTTACTGCTTGTTCAGCGAGGAAGTTGCTCCTTCTCTTCGCGCGCCAAAGCGTAGAGTTGGAGCCCTGGGATCTGTGGTTCGACAAACACAATCCTGGGCACTCAACACTTTTCTCTTCTTTTCCCGACTACCGCATACTGCCATCACACGCTGCATGATCTCTAATTGGAGGTGGTTTATGCTTTTTGTATACAACTCTGTCTACTCACGAGACTATAACATTGCTAGAATGTTGTGGACGGAGCCTGCTTACATTGAGCTTATGAACGACTTCCCGTTAAGTGGCGTGCCTTCTCTATCACGGGGGGGGGGCTCATTCGTAACGTTCCGCGCGTTTCGAAGCATCGCATTAGATTCTAACGATGCACGAGCTGCTGCTGGCTGGATCGGCGCCTTGGTCTTTTTCATGCAAGTGCGATCTTCGCAAGCACAGAGCGACGTACCTTATCTCATCCATCAGGATCTCCCTGTCAGCTTCTCGCTGATCAGTGTGGTTTGGTGGCTTGAGGCAATTGTCGCGTGTTTGTTACCACTGATCCTGCTCATTGGGGTCATGCTATTGAATCAGGCTTTGGTTGGTCGGCGTTTTAGTCGAGTGAAAGCGTTGTTTATTATGATCTGTTTCTGGCTCTCTTTGCTATTTTCGATCTCAACTTCAGTTGCTATGATTGTTGAGGCTTTTTCGAAACTGGGAGTTAACACTGCGGGATGGTTTGCGCTTGCGCAGGTAATCTTGTGGATCTTCTTCTTAGTCTACGCTGCCATTTGGACTAGGGCACAAAGGGATTCACTCGACCCTGAGCAGGAGCGGATCAAGCGGAAACATTTCATTTCAATCGGACAGATCTGTACGCTACCGGAGGTCAATCAGACCGCCGAGGTGTTTCTCTTGGGAAACACAAATGTGCGGCCAGTCTACTGGACTGCACTCACCCTCAATGCGAGGAGAGCGTATGTGAATCGTGTTCTTCATGTTGCCCGTGTCGCCCTACGACGCCAATTGTTCTTCAAAGGACTCGGTGCCACTTCAACTGTTCAAATGCAACAGGCTTTCAGTCATGCAATCGCTAACTGGACCAAAACGCCTGATGCGCCCATGTTTGAGCAGATCTTCTTGAGTGCCGTTTACGATGTTATGAACATGACGCAGAACGAAAGGCTGTTGCTCTCTCAATATGGTATGCCCATGTGGGAGCACGAGTTCCGTGCTTGGTGGTGGATACCACAAGCCCGAATTGACGCTGGCAATCGCTACGCCGCTATGGAGGCGTGGCGGGAACGATTCAAATAGGTCTGCCCAACCCGGGTGTCATTGCACTGCGCGTGGCCGAAGCCGCGCAAAGTCGCTGTAAGCGGTGCAATTTCAAAGCCGACCGGGTGGGGCGCGATTGGCAGGGTTGTGCATAGGGTTCAGTACGCCTATACCTATGCATTACCGAAAATTCGGCAGGTGTACATCCCCTTCGCGCATTGCCAATGTCTGTGTAACGAGATTTTAGCCGTATCAAACCGAGTCTTGGCCCCTTCTGTGATCGTACAGACTGGGTCCATTGCCTTTGTATGGTTATTACAAACTGTCGCAGATGTTGTCACTAGCTTGCCCCACGTCTACGCGTGGTCATATGAGCAGGTTATTGCTGCGTCGAAGGCTTGGAAGAAACGAAGGTATCAAAAGGCCGGTGACTCTTTGGCTGTTCGGCCATTGAAGTCACGCGATGCCAATCTTCAAGGGTTCACGAAGCGCGAGAAGCTCGATCCAGACGCGAAAGTGAACCCAGACCCGCGCATGATTATGTACAGGTCGCCAAGGTTTACTCTCGCTTTCCTAACATACGTTCACCCAGCGGAACAAGTTGTCTTTAACCATGTGGGGGACGGCATCTTCGAGCCTTACGGCTTGTGGTTTGCTAAGTTCTCCGATGGTCCTCGCCGAGCAAGGGCGATAGTGGACAAGTTCGAATTCATATCTTCCCGGAATGGAGGGTGTGTGGTCCTGAGCTTGGACGCATCTCGATACGACATGCACTTAAGTCGCGAGATACAGCGTGCCACGGACAAGCGTTTCTTTGATTCGAATGTACATGGGAAGCGTCCCGATTGGGGGCTCATTTCCGACATTATTTACGATCGTCCAGATCGTCTCAGGACTAAGAATGGCCTGGAGGCTAATGGAACGTTCGGACGTAAGTCCGGCGAGGCTAATACCTCGTTCGGTAATTCGTTCGCTATGTTTTGTATGCTTGCAGCGTTCATGCGTAGTCTTGGAGTTCGACAAGACCAATGGACATTGTTTGATGACGGAGATGACTGCTTGTTGTTTTTAGCACCCTCTGTTGAGCCGTTAGTGTCCCAAGCTATTGCAGGTTTCTTTGCACAGCTTGGATTTGATCTAAAGCTCGAAAATCGGACGAATGTTGTGGAGAAAGTGAAGTTTTGCCAATGCCAGCCGGTCGAAGTTGAAGCTGGTGTCTGGAACATGGTGAGACATCCCTGGCGTGTGCTTTCAAGAGGCACCACGGTTCTCTACGGCGGGAAAGACCCGAAGATTAGGTTGAACCATTGCTACTCCGTTGGTAAGTGCGAACTGGCGCTTAACTCCGGTATGCCGATCCTACAGGCGTATGCTGAGGCTCTTCAGCGTTGTGGCAAAGGAGGTCGCATGTTGGCGCGTGCGGATGCTGAGTATGAACATCGTTTCGTCAAACTAAACCGGGCGGTCCACAAGGACGTTGCTTTGATCGCACGGGAATCGTTCTATAGAGCGTTTGACATAAGTCCTCCGGAACAAATCCAAGCGGAGGCACAGCTTAATGATTGGTATTTCGACCCTGAAGCAAATCCCACTGGTGACGTTCGATACGACGCCAGGTTTCAGTTTGTTATGGTATAGGCGGGCCCTGGATCCGGGTCCGAGTGCCTAGGCTCCCTTTGATCGCAGGAGTAGAGGCATACCGACAAGCATGGCAGGCAAAGCAGCTATGTTGGGTAATGGAGTGGCTCCATCCCAGAAGTCGAACAACCAATCAAACACTGGCTTGAAGGCAGTGTCGAAGTCGAGCAACAAGACTTCGCAGGTGAGCGTACAGCCTAAGAGCTCGCCTGTTGGTATCTCCGCCCCGCCGTTGTACTCTAGTACTGCGGTAGGAGGTGGTCAGCCCTCACAGGATTTTACAAGTTCCTGGTTGACTAGGCACAATTCGTATCTTGCTACGTTGCGAGATCCAGTCGCGGTTGCAGGTGTTCGTATACCAAACGGACTCTCACCGCGGACCGTCACGCTTCAATATGTCAAGCGTCAGCTCTTACTTACCAACGGCAATGGTGTCTGCGGTGCTATGATGGGATATAACGGAAGTTCTGTGAACCTCGGAACTATCCACCCAAATTTCATGGTGCCTCAGATGCTTACCGGTGATTCGTCGGCGCAGATAGCTTGGACTTGTGGTGCAGGCAGCTCAATCACACAAATGTTGAGCGAGTTGTACCCCACAGGCCACGACACTGTTGATGCTACTGACCTCTGGACTTTTCTCGATTCTTACGCGTCCAAGGCACGAGTTGTCTCAGCGGCCATGAACCTACAGCCTGCTGTTGGGTTCGAGAAGGCAGATGGCACCTACATTGCTGGGTCATTGCCTCCTAACTTTTACAACTCAGCTGCGATGAGTGCGACAAATTTCTCATTCGCGGCGCTCCAGAACACACCAGGTAGTGTTTGGAGCCCAATCTACAACCCAAAATCACCAGGAGTGACGTGTACGTACTCCCCGACTGATGAGAGTTGCCAAATATTTTCGCGTGTCGATAAGGCCCAGATGGCTTATTCAGATGCGGATTACAATGCGGCGGCTCCCGGTGTCATGTATGTGTTTGCTTCGCAAGCTACTGGTGATGAAGGTGCCAACCACATGTTGACCATTGTGATCAACTATGAGATTGAGTTAAAATCTGGAACCCTCGCTTTTGGCGCTAGTACAACAAAGACTGACCCGATTGCGATGTCGACTGCAACCAACGAACGCAAACTAGATCCTCTTTGCTTCGCTGGCTCTGACATGTTCGCCTATTCTCCGGTTTCAGTACAACACTCAGGCTCACTCGACGTTCCAGGGACGAACGTCGGGGTGGGTGGCTCGGCACGTCTATTGTCGGTTGGAGTGCGGATTCCTCGCAATATCAGCTTTTCGCGTAATGGCGTGGGTTCGCTCACGTGCAAATGTGATTCTGCTGTTAAAACAGTTGAAGAGTTAGAGGACGATAAACCCGTCTTCGAGAGTTTGGTGGACTCGCTTGGTTCCTTAGTTAAGCGTGGTCTCCCAAATCTGATCCCTCTTTTGAAGAAGATCTAGGGTGGGAAGTTCCCACAGGTGAGCGCGGCGGCCTTAAATCTCGCCCGCACATGTCGGCACTAAAATGTTGTGCCTGACGAAGATATTGAACCCCCGGCGGTTAGCTTCTTTGGCAAAAGAGGCATTCGTGCGGTTGGGCGATTAGTAACACAAGGTTCTCCTGGAGCGGTGAACGGGCTACGGTGGCAGATCGATCTGATACTCTATCCGGACCCTAAGTAACGTTCCTCCTGTGATGCCTCATCGGAAACGCGCGTTCCACTCGACAATCTGGACGATGTGCGAGTGACCTCACGCCTGATGGTAATGAAGTCTCCAAGAGAGATGGAATGAGCTGTGAAAATCGCTGGACCTGTTCGGCACGACCTACATCGCTGATGCCGCGCAACCTATCTAGAGATGGTCTGACTAACCATTTATGAAGGATAGCGACGCAAGCCGTGTGGGACGACCAGTCGTCTGACTGTTCCCCTAACCCAAACCGGTGCTAAGATCATCTTCGTACTCTCTCTGACTGTGAACCAATCTCCATTGGTGGGCCCAAGGCCTAGTAAACCTTGGGAGCTCCCCGCCCGCTCTCCGCCCGTGTTTGGGGTGGACCAAGCAAGATGGCCCTGGTCTCCTATCTCTGAGCTGTAAAACAGGACTCGCACAATTGCCCGTACCCGACAACAACCTACAACTGAT